TGCCGTGGGCACCTTCAGATTCGGATGGATTGTTTCAAATGAATCGCTCACTACAGAGAGCAGAGCTTGCAAATTTGAGAAATTGGGCGCACACGAATAAAGGCGAGAGAGTTTATGATGCAGAATTTGGTCTCGATGCATACAGGCATTTGTTTGATCCAGCCATTTTCACTCGTGATGTCCTTAGAACAAACGCAAGAGAGCAGCTTTCTAAGTATTTTTCGTATTTGACAATCAAGGAGCTTGATTTTCTTACAAACGAAGAAGATCAAACGCTAGATGCAAATTCCATCAGAATGATACTTAAAGCTGAATTAAGCAGCGATCCATCTATTTCTCTTGATATCAACGAGGTATTCCAGAAGTGAAGAACGAAAAACTGATCAACTACCTGAATGTTGATTTCAATTCTTTGGTAGAAAGTCAAAAGAAGTGGGCGCAAGTCTATTTCAAAGATTATTCTAAAGATCTAGACAAGAAAAGTTCTTCTGAAAAAATGATGGTAGAATTGAACGCTTATATTGGCGAAATTCTTCAATTCTATATCGAAGATAGATATAGAAACAGTAACTTGGTTACTGCGAACAATATCAATTCGATTATTGATATTGGAGAGAGCAGAGGCTACAAGTTTAAAGGCCCATCTTCTGCTACGGATGTGCAGCAATTCTATCTTGAGGTTCCTGCTATTACTGGTTCATCTGGAAATTATTTTCCAGACATGCGTTATGCAGTAAATTTCAAGAACGTACAACTTCAAAGTACGAATGGAGTTATTTTTGAAGCGCTTGATGATGTAAATTTTTCTTTGGTTAATTTTTCATCATCATTAAATTCCAAAGTTTCAAAGCGAAGCTCTGATGGAACGCCTACTCACTTTGTCTTAAAAACTGAAGTGCCGGTTATGGCTGGTAAGACTATCACCGAAACTTTTGATATTGGTGATTATCAAGCATTAAGAAAAATAAATCTTGCAAATAAAAATGTTCTTCAAATTATTTCTTGTACAGATTCTTATGGAGATTCGTGGGAAGAAGTTGATTACCTTGTTCAAGATGTAATCTTTGAAGGCGTGAAAAACTTCAATGTTGACAGCGAAAATGTCCCATATCTTTTGAAAATTAAGTCTGTTCCAAAGAGATTCATAACGAAGGTTGACCCAACTAATGGAACTACGTCTCTTCAATTTGGAAACGGAAAAGCTGAAGATATTGGAGATGCAATAGTTCCAGATCCTTCGATGTACTCTCTGAATCTCAAAGGAAAACTGAGTTTCATTCCACCAATGGTGGATCCTCAAGATTTCATAAAGACCAGAAACCTTGGTTTGGCACCATACAATTTACGTCTAACGGTGCGGTGTAGAGTTGGTGGCGGAAAGATCACGAATGTATCAGCCAACACTCTAAACAGTATAGTTTCAAAAAACGTTGATTTCGCTTCGTCTGGACTTGATGTTGCTCAGGTGAACAACACTCTAACGTCATTCAGTTCTAGAAACTTGAAGCCGATCGAAGGTGGAGATGACGCGCCAACTATTCCAGAATTAAAATCTCTAATTCTAGCAAGTTCAGCCGCTCAGGGCAGAGTTAATACGAGACCAGATTACATCTCTAGAGTTCTCTCAATGCCTAGTATTTTTGGTCAAATTTTCAGAGTTTCTCCAGTTGTTGCTGATGTAAATTCCGGAGTTCAATTGTATCTTCTTGCGAAGGACTCTCTTGGAAGAGTGTCTACTTGCTCGAATACGATGAAGAACAACATCAAAAATTATCTTTCATTGTTTACCAGAATGAATCAGGGAATAGATTTGTTGGATGGTGTCGTGATCAATATCGGCATAAACTATTCAATTGTTGTAAAGTCTGGTTTCAATAAATCAGAAGTCAAATTTAACACTTCTCTAAAAGTGAAAGAATACTTCCAAATTAATCGATGGCAGCTTCGTCAACCAATCAACCTTAGCGAGATTCGTTGTTTGATCCAAGACACTGAAGGGGTGTACTCTGTTTCGAGTATTTCTGTAGTCAACAAAGCAAATATAAATGATTCGTTGTCATACTCTTCAAAGGTTTATGACATCAAGGGCAACACTAGAAATGATATTATCTTTTGTCCAGCGAATGCTATTTTTGAGGTTAGATATCCTGACATTGACATCAAAGTAGGAGCTATTTGAAATGTTTATTAACAAATTTCCTACAAAAGACTGTACGATAACAGACGTAATTCTTAGAGGCAGAGACAAAACTACTTCAAATTCTGGCGCCTCGGAAATTCTCGAATTATACAGTCTTACATCATCAACTGACTCTGTTGGCAAAAGCAGAATTTTGCTTCAATTTGATCTTTCGGAGATATCGTCATCAATCTCGTCTGGAGAGATACCAATCTCTTCGACTTTTAGACTGAAACTGAAACATGCTCCACACTCTGAGACTGTTCCAAATTCATTCGACCTTGAGATATGCCCGCTTAGCCAGTCATGGATCGAAGGAAGAGGTTTGAGCAATTACGACGAAGGCTTGAAAGATGTCGGAATCGCCAATTGGTCAAATCGTACCCTACTTGACAACTGGAGCATTTCCGGATCTTCGTATTTCTCATCCTCAAATTTGACATCAAGTCAATATTTCGAGAGTGGATTAGAAGATCTTGACTGCGATATTTCCAATATTGTCAGAAATTGGGTTCAAGGAGTTATTCCTAACAATGGATTAGTTATCAAATTTCCTTTGGCGTACGAAAATTTGAATCAAGATTTGTATGTCAAGAAATTTTTCTCTAGAAATGCTCACGCAACAGAGAGAACTCCTAAACTGTTTGTTGGTTGGGACGACTCTCTTCTTGATGATCGTGCAAATATCAAGTATTCTATACCAGGAACACTGACGTATTACAGAAACATAAATGGTTCTCTACAAAATTTCGGAAGTACGCTGTTCGTCAATGTTATGAATTCTTCGTCCCTGATTCAAGTGTTGACTGCGTCTCAGGTACAGACCGGAATATATTCCGTCTCTGGCGTTCTGGTGGCTCCCACAAACAGCTTGTCGACATTTAACGATGTTTGGTATTCGGGTGCTCAACAAGTCTTTACGGGTTCGTTTAAAGCCATTTACGAAACTGGATCTTCAACGCTAGGATTTGATTCTATTACTTTGGATATTCCAAATTTGACAACTTTCACTTATGGTTCAAAAACAATCATTCGAGTTTTTTGCAGACAGAAGGATTACCGGCCAGCCCTTGCGAGCTACGCGTCAGAAAGCCCAGAACCAGTTCTTTTAAGGGATGCGTACTATCAAATTCAAGACGCAGAAACAGAAGACGTAATTGTTGATTTTTCAACAGGAAGTGTTAAATACTCAAAACTTTCTTATGATAAAGATGGAAACTATTTTCTGTTAAAGACGGATAGTTTGCGTCCAGAGTACATTTACAAAATCAAGATCTTTGTAAATTGGTCAAATCAAATACAGATATTTGACAGAAATTTCTTGTTTAAGGTCGTGCAATGAGTAACAACTTTCCTGAATTGGAAGATCGAGTTCTTAAAACTTACAACTCTCAAGCTCTTGAGAGCTTGGATGATATTTCGCTAGATCTTGAAGAACAAGATAAAATCATAACAAAAATTAGCTCATCAAAATCTTCCGAGCTTAATGTTGATTATTCTGATTTCAAAAATCATATTTTCTTCGACTCTGCTTATGCTTCTGTAAATTTTGCAGCCTCAAGAATAATTGAAAGTTTTCCTCTTGACGGAGAGTATAAAGATAGAAATGCATGGTTTGAAACCAACTCAGGATTTGAAAATTGGTTTTATGAAAACTGGCCAAAGCAACAAGGCTATATTCACTTGTCCAGTGGCTCGAACTATCTTCATGCTAACGATTTTCAGAATGAGATCAATTACAACAGTGGCAGTCGTTTAGGAAATTTACTTGTTGAATCGATAATTTCGCCATATCCAAACATTCCGACGAATTCCACGTATCCAATCGTAAATTTCAGAGGAACTGGAAGCTCCGATAACGGATTCTCTTTCTATATCAAGAATGAGTCGTCCGAGAAGTTCTTGAAGTTCAAGTTGATAACTTCTACCGGCGAAACGACCGCGTCCGTCGCATACGACCAGTATATCAGTTCTTCAAATTACGTTGCGGCAAAGGTAGATCAGGCAAGAATTTCACTGTTCGTAAACGGAAGTGTAATATCAGAAACGCCTATTGTGTTTTCTGGAACTTCTATTTTTACAAAAAGCGTAACTGTTGGTTATTCAAAAGATCTTGCTGTAGAAAATTTCTATTCTGGCTCAATCGACGAAGTTCGCATTTGGTGCAGTGATAGGTCTAACGATTTAATCATCAAAAATTTCCAGAGAACAATTTTTGCAAATCACTCTGGAGGGTTAAAGCTGTATTGGAAATTTAATCAATCTCAGGAATACGGAAATAAAATTGTTGATTATTCCGGAAATTCCTTGCATGGAACAATTGCCGGAACGCCAAATCTTTCCACCACTCTTGTAAGCGGAACGCTAGGCTCGTGGTTTAAAGATTCTGGAGATGCAATTTTCAATCTTGAAAACGCTAGGGTTAATTCTTTTTTGTCAGAACAGAGGTTGTCTGCTTCGAATTATGATGATTCAAATTCAAACATGATTTTCAATCTTGTTCCTTCTTATTTTACAGAAGGTGACAACACAGAATATCAACAGTTGTTTCTTTTGCTTACTGCTAGACACTATGACAGATTGAAGCTTTACATTGATCATCTTTCGAATGTCGGAAAGCTCACTACTGAAAAGTTTAACGGCCCTCCAGCAAATTTATTAGATTTGGCCGCAGAAAATTACGGAATTGACATTGGTGGAGTCTTTTCGGACAGTAATCCTCTTCAATATTTCTATGGAGAGGATGTAAATTCTTCTGGCTCTCTGGACGTAACGATCAAATCGATTCGAGAGATACTGAAGAGAAACGTACTTTCAAATCTTGCATACATCATTAAAACAAAATCTACGCGCCAAGCTCTCAAAGCAGCAATTTCTTCTTTGGGTCTTGACGAGAATGTGATATCTGTTTCGGAATACACGGACTTTTCTGGCGGAATCAGAACGACCTACACTCCACGAACTGTCGAGGCACGAGTTGCCAATTTTCTCACCTCCTCACTTGTTCATGTTAGTTCGTCAGCATATACACCAACCCAAGATGGAACTATTCAGTTTAGAGTTCTGTTCAATACTGGTTCTAGTCACCTATCGCAATCTCTGTATTCTGTTTACGATACCTCTGGTAGCGTGATCTATGGTGCTCGTGTAGAAAGGGCCAATTCGTCTTCATCCTTTGCAAAATTTAGGTTGTTTTCTAGAGACGGAGTTTCTCCAGGACTTGTAGAAGCAACGTCTTCGATAGAAGCTTTCTCGAATAAGTGGATCAATTTTACTTTGATGAGACAACCAACGCTTGGCAGTATTTCTTACAAAATCACATCGGCTGATAGAGTCGGAATACTGTTTTCTTCAAGTAACTTTTTGTCTTTAAGCGTACCATCTGCTCCAATACAAAGAATTACTCTCGGAACATCTGGTTCTAATTTCTTTTCTGGCGCCATGCAAGAATTTAGAGCATGGAGGCAATTTGTTCCAAGTTCTTCGAATATTGACAGATGGGGTTTGGACTGGCAAAATACAGAAGTTAATGATCTAGAGCAAGACATAAACAAACTCGTTCTTCATTTGAAGCTTAATGATTTTACCTCTTCTGTAACTGGAGGAGGGCAGATTCATGACTACGTTAACGCATTGTCTGGAAATTCTTATTCAGGATTTCCGACAAGTTCTCAATATGCATTTCCGGGAAAATATATTGACAGGTTCGAGTCTTCGATTTCATACGATCTTAGTACTGACAATGATAAAATTCGAATAAAAAATGATTCAGAATTTTATCATAGCGATAAAAACTTTGACATTCCGTTTGTTTCTATCAATTTTTCTCCAATTAACTCTCTAAACAAAGAGATTTTCAAGTGGGTTGGAGATATTTCTAAACTTTCAAATATTCTCGGAGAGACGACTAACAGATACAGAGAGACTAACGCAAAACTCAATTCTCTAAAATCGATCTTTTTCAAAGAAAAAGTAGAATCAAAGATTGATTACGAAAAATTCTCTAATGTTATCAAATGGTTCGACAATAACTTTGCAAATCTTTTGAATCAACTGATTCCTTTGGATGTTGCATCAAGTATTTCGAGCTATGTTATCGAACCTCATATTCTCGAATTAAATTCTGTAAAAAAGAATATAGCCGCATCTGATCTCAATAGAACATTTAACCTTCAAGCTACAATCGCCGTAACTCCTAGTTTGGAATTGTC